GATGTTGCCTAAAGAATGAACACGTATGATTCTGAAATTGACTCTGAAGAAATGTATGAAGCCGACGACGACGAAGAAATGGACATGGATGACGAAATGGACATGGACGACGCAGAAATGGATTTATCCGATGAAATGGGTGATGAAATGGACGATGAAATGGATTTATCCGATGAAATGGGTGATGAAATGGGCGACGAAGGCGCATCCGATGCAGACGAGGTATTCATGAATGTTGAAGATGCACTAGAAGAATTGAAATCATATTTTGCCGATTTAGTTGGCGATGAACCAGACGAAGAATCCGAAGATGAATTCGCGGCTGACGATTATGAATATGACGAAGAAGATGATGATTCCGAAATGAACGGCGAAATGGACATGGATATGGACATGGAAGACGAAGATGAAGAAGAAATCAAAGAAAGCGTTAACCTAAAGAAAGTTTCCGAACCTGCTATGAAAGGCGGAGACGACGGCAAAGCTTCACCAGTTGCAAAAGGCAAAGGTGACAAGCTTGGTAAGCCAATGAAAGATGCTATCAAGAATACTACTGAAACTGGCGGTAAAGCAGAAAAACCAAAAGAAATGGGCTATAATGGTCCAGAATCTGTTGGAACAAAACTAAAACCAGCATCAGTTCGTAAAATGAAAGGTTAATGTGATATGTTAACGCCACTTAGGGAAATAATGACACCACAAAATGCAAATATTGTTACCGAATCCGTTGAAGATGGAAATGGCGGCAAGGATTTGTATATGCGTGGAATTTTCATTGAAGGTGGCAGGAGAAACCAGAACCAGCGTATTTATCCTGTTAATGAAATTGTCGGTGCCGTTAAAACACTAAAAGAAAAAATTTCAAAAGGATTTTCGGTTCTTGGAGAAGCAGATCACCCAGAAGACCTCAATATTAATCTAGACCGAGTTAGTCATGTTATTACAGAAATTAACATGAACGGAAATGATGGTATTGGCAAACTTAAAATGTTGCCCACTCCCATGGGCAATGTTTGTAAAACGCTACTAGAAAGTGGCGTCAAGCTTGGAGTTAGTTCCAGAGGAAGCGGCGACGTTGACGCAAATGGAAATGTAAGTGGATTTGAAATAATAACTGTTGATATTGTTGCGAATCCAAGTGCACCAAATGCTTACCCTACCCCGATTTATGAACATCTTATGAATCATCGTAGAGGTAATGTCATTTGGGACGCTGCAAATGCTGCGAAGTATGACCCAAGTGCACAAAAGCACCTCCAAAATGAGGCTGTGAATTTCATTAGAGACCTTGGGAGAAAATGATGAATAAAACATTCGAAAATATAATGAACTCCGAGTTTCTATCAGATGAAGTCAAAGCAAACATTTCTGAAGCTTGGGAAGCAAAAGTATCTGATATGCGCGAAGAAATCGCTGCTGAGTTGCGTGAAGAATTTGCTGCGCGTTATGAAAATGACAAAGCACAAATTGTTGAAGCAATGGATGCTATGCTTACTGATGTTATCAAAGAAGAGTTGAATGAATTTACTCAAGATAAAAAAGCACTACAAGAAGATAGAGTTGCATATCGCAAATCTATTCATGAACATGCAAAAATTCTTGACAAACACATCAACGAATCGCTGAAGAAAGAAATTGCTGAACTTAACGAAGATAGAAACCAGCAAAAAAACAATGTTGCCAACCTAGAAAAATTTGTTTTGGCAAAATTGACAGAAGAACTAAACGAATTCCATATTGACAAAAAAGCGTTGGTAGAACAGCGTGTCCATATGGCTAAAGAAGGAAAGCGTGTTATTGAAGAAGCCCGTTCTCAGTTCATAAAGAAAGCTGCTGCAAGAACAGAAAAACTTATCGAGAATTCTCTTCGTGGTGAAATTAATGTCCTAAAAGAAGACATTAAAACTGCAAAAGAAAATAAATTTGGTAGAAAGATTTTCGAAACTTTTGCAACTGAATTTATGACTAGTGCCCTTTCAGAAGGAACACAAATTTCTAAGCTTTCTAAAAAGCTTAAATTCACCGAATCTAAGTTACAAGAAAGCGCCAAAACTCTTGAAGAAAAGGATAAAGCAATTATGGAAGCCAAACGTTCCGCTACAATCGTTCGCGATTTGAGCAATCGTAAAGCTATCATGAATGAAATGTTGTCCCCATTAAACAAAAGTCAACGCGAAGTTATGGTATCGCTGCTTGAAAGTGTAAAAACTGAAAAGCTACGTGATACTTTCGACAAATACTTACCGACTGTATTAAATGAAAGTAAACCCACAACTTCAAAAAATAAGGCAAAGCTAACCGAAGGCAAAACCGTTGTCACTGGTGATAGAGCTTCACGAACCCAGCCAGAGACTGAAGGTTCCGCCGAAATTATTAGAATTAGAAAATTAGCCGGATTATAAACGCTAAGGAGATATAAAAATGGCAAACCTATTTGAACATTGGTCAGCTACTAAAGAAGCACTAACTGACGGGCTGACAGGAAATAAAAAAGTAGTTATGGAATCTGTATTGGAAAATACAAGAAGAAACCTAACTGAAAGCGCAACTGCAGGCGCAACTATGGCAGGTAACATCGCGACACTAAACAAGGTAATTCTACCTGTTATTCGTCGTGTTATGCCAACTGTTATTGCCAACGAACTAATTGGTGTTCAACCAATGACTGGTCCCGTTGGACAAATTCACACTCTACGTGTTCGCTATGCAGAAAGTGCTGCTGGTGTTACTGCTGGTCAGGAAGCACTAAGTCCATTCGCAATTGCAAATGGTTATTCAGGAAATGGCGCGTCCTTCCCTAACGGAAAACCGTCATCTACTAGTACCCTTGAAGGTCAGGTTGGTCGCAAGTTGAACATCCAGATCGTTAAGCAGACGGTTGAAGCAAAATCACGTAAGTTGAGCGCACGTTGGACTTTTGAATCCGCGCAAGACGCACAAGCGATGCACGGAATCGATGTTGAAGCAGAAATCATGGCTGCTCTTGCACAAGAAATCACTACTGAAATTGACCAAGAAATTCTTGCATCACTTTCAAGCCTAGCTGGTGGCTCCGCGTATACCTTTGACCAAGGTGCTGTTAGCGGAACTGCAACTTTCGTTGGTGACGAACATGCTGCACTTGCGGTTATCATCAACAAAGCAGCAAACGACATCGCGGCAAGAACGCGCCGTGGTGCTGGTAACTGGATAGTTGTTAGTCCAAGCATCCTAACTGTTCTACAGTCTGCAACGACTAGTGCATTTGCAAGAACTACTGAAGGTGCATTTGAAGCTCCAACGAACACTAAGCTAGTTGGAACTCTAAACAACACTATGAAAGTTTATGTAAACCAGTATGCAACTAACGATGATATTCTAGTTGGTTATAAAGGTCAGAGCGAAAGCGATGCGGCTGCATTTTACTGCCCATATGTTCCTCTAATGAGCACCGGAACTGTTCTTGATCCAAATACTCTAGAACCAGTTGTTGGTTTCATGACTCGTTACGGTTATGTTGAATTGTCAAACAGCGCAAGCTCACTTGGCAACGCTGCTGACTACCTAAACAAGATTGAAGTTACTACTGCAAATCTATCATTCTCCTAATAGAGAAGACACAGCAAAGATAGTGGAAAACGGCCTTCGGGCCGTTTTTCTTTTATAAATCGTTGACATAGAGTTCCTTCTGTGATATAAATATGCCTATGACTTATCGTAGATACTGGGATTGTGGAAATCTAGTATTTGAATACACTGCTCTTTAAATTATAAATACTATAATAATATAGGAGTTTCGCAATGGCTAATAATAATCAGACCAGATTAAGCCAAGATTTATTCGTTGATGGTGATATTGAATCTACTGGTAATATGCAAGTTAACGGTGACTTGCTCGTAAGCGGATTTGTTGGACAACCACCTCAGAATGATAGTATAACTAAGTGTAGTGCTATCTTTGCTGATTTAACTGGTTCTCTTTCAAAAACGCTAGAAAATGTTGAATTTGTTAACAATTTTAATAGTGGTGATAAAATTAGAATTTATAATGCATCTCCGCAAGGATTTAGTCAAACGCTAGATACACCAAATACTACAATCCAGTTATATTCCCCACCAAGCACACTAGATGACCCATTTAGTTCTACGTCATTTTATTATAAGATAGCAGATTTTGATTTAACTAATGGTCTAATATCACAATCAAGCGGCGCATATAGCATTAATGTTTTATTTCCAATTGATGAATTTTCTGTTGAAAGATTTATAAAGCTTACATTCACAAATACCCCAAACGAAAATAATGCAATTCTTGTTTACAGAAGTGTTGGCGATGCCAGTAACTATAAACTTTGTGCGGTTCTTGGTCCAAAAGATTATCAACAATCTTATATTGATTACTACACTTTTGATTATACCGCATGGTCTGGGAAAAATATAGGAGATAATACTTATCCTGATAGCATTGTGCATGTCCCCACAACTCCACCCACTAGTCCGAAAAAAGGATGGACGGATGCAACCATAGAAGCAGTTGATTATATTGGTAACACCATCTTTTTAACAGAAGACATTGTGGCAGATACTGGAAATTTGGTTGTTAATATATCTCACGATGACACCGAGCTATTACAAACTAGAATAGATACGTTATATAACGATTATAATCTAAAAAATCTAAATCTTGGTGGAAAAACTTATGCGGTATCTGGCCTTGTAATACCAGATGATTTCGCAATAAGCGGTGTCCCAAATCTATCAAAATTAAAAAAACTTCCATGGAGTGTTTATCGTGATGGAACAGTAGATAATATAATGCTTAATTGTGATACTACTGCAAACAATCCAAAAGTATCGTTGATAGATTTTGACATAGATGGAAACATGCTAGA